TACGAGGGGTCACGAGCGGCTGACGCATCCAAAGAATATATCGATGGACCTTGTTTGAAAATCGCCGTTTGATAGCGCTGGGACGCCGAAGCGTCCTCTGAAATCGTATAGTTGTCGGCTGAGTCCACTTCATCAGGACTCTTAGCTGTGCCGTCAGCTCCTGAGTTATTGCCTTCAGGTGGCATTGTTGTTGTTGTTGTAGGAAGCCGGTAAAATCCTCTCCTGCGCGGCTCAACGCATTGGAGATTCACATGTGGAGTGGGTGCCTTACTGAGGTCTCTCGACCCTTAAGCGAGCGGCTCACCACCATAAGCGCTAAATAGCACTTCTCACTATCCACGAAACGCTGTCCCTGACGAATTACCACATGTTTATCAACGTCAGTGATGATCGAATTCGTGTGCTGATTGGCATTGCTTACGCACGGCAATCACAGCTTAGCCGGTTAGGCCAAAGGAATAAACTCAGCAATGAGCTCCTGAACTTCTTCAGGGACCCATGGAGTAACTCCTTGGTCTTGTTGTTTTGTCATGAGCTCCTCGTACGTAGGGAATTTTCGCTCTGGGTATATCTCGCGCAATTGCGAGACGCGCCCTTCAAACTCCTCCCTAGGGTACTGAGATAGCTCAACGACAACGGAGTCCAGAGCCTGGCTTTCCTGTTCGCTAAGGGTTACACTCTTCGAAGCAACACCAATGGTGATGCTCTTTAGAATAGAAGCCTTTTCGATAGGACACTTCCAGATCTGGTACTCCTCATCGTACACCCACTTCCTTTTGCCAATGGTGGCCTCGGAAATGGGCAGGGAACCATACACATCGTCTGTCTTGGCTGCATTCGTGTACTTAATTCCAATGGATTGAAAGTAATACTGAACAGTCCTGAAATTGAAGTACGGAAGCGCATCTTCCGACACACTATACGTGTTGTCGTCCCCCAGAGCGAAGAATTCGACGTTGTTGTCGAAAGCCTCACTCATGTCCCCCTCTTGCTTGCTCTCGATGAAACAGTGAAAAAACGCCAAACGAATGTAAAGCGAATTGATGATGTTGTTGATGAGAAACGTCAGAAGAACTCCCGACGACAAGGAACCTCCTAGTTCAAGGAGATCCCTATCAAGCATGAGGAGAGGGTCAGCAATGTCCG